TAAGTAGTGGGGTCGCAGTTGTGTTTATATCTTTGTTTTTTGGATGGATGATGTGGCAACTACGAAGCTGGTCTACTGGGTTTTGATTGGAGTCGCAATATGTATTGTGGTAGGAGTTACTTCAATGGCATACGTAGAAACCCTATACATGCGAGCACAACTCAAACAAGAAATGAAAGAGTTGCGCAAACTTAAACGTGAACTAAAGGAATCAAAATGATGACACTATTCTCAACCCTACTGTCTTTCCTGATGGGTGGGTTACCGAAACTGATGGACTTCTTCCAAGACCGTGCTGATAAGAAGCATGAAATTGCCCTTGCCGCCATGCAGACGGAGAGGGAACTAACTTTACGTAAAGCTGGTTTAGAAGCGCAAGAACGTATTGAGCATATCCAAACAGAGCAGATACAGATTAACGCTGAAGTAACCAACGCGCAGACTGCTATGCAAGAGCGCCAAGCCCTGTATGCCCACGACATTGCTATTGGTCAAGGAGCCAGTTTGTGGGTAATCAATGCCCGTGCTATGGTGCGCCCCGCCATAACTTATGGAATGTTTATTCTGTTTGCCTTTGTGGAAATATTTGGTTTCTGGTTTGCTTATCACAAGGAAGTGCCGTTTGATGTGGCGCTAGACCTGCTATGGGATAACGAGACTCAGATCATCTGGGCATCTGTGGTGTCGTTCTGGTTTGGTACACAAGCATTTGGCAAGAAATGAAAATAAGCGCCCTTTGTATTGAGGATATAAAGCACCATGAGGGGGTGAGGCAGAAGCCTTATCGGGACTCGGTGTACCTCTGGACAGTGGGCGTTGGTCATTTAATGTATGACTCACAGGCTAGGTTGCCTGTAGACCAAAGGGCGGCAATACAGTTGCTACCAGAAGATAACCGCGTGTACTCGATGGAGGAAGTTGATGCAATTCTTAGAGCAGATTTGGCTAGGTTTGAGCGGGGTGTATCAACTCTATGCCCAGTTCAACTTACCCAAGGCAACTTCGATGGTCTTGTATCTTTTAGCTTTAATGTTGGTTTGGGAACACTACAGCGCTCAACCCTCCGTCAAAAGGTTCTTCGCGGCGATATTGAAGGTGCGGCAGACGAGTTCTTGAAATACACTAAGGCAGGCGGAAAAGTGTTAAAAGGGTTAGTGACGCGACGCAACGATGAGCGTGCCCTTTTCTTGTCATAGGAATAGAAATGCCATTACAAAAACTACAGTTTAGACCCGGCGTTAACCGCGAAGGCACTACCCTATCTAACGAGGGCGGTTGGTTTGACTGCGACAAAATTCGTTTCCGTTCTGGCTACCCAGAGAAGATTGGTGGTTGGCAACGTGACGGCGGTTCGATTGCTACAACAGAACCCGTTACAACCCTTATATCTACTAGCGGGCTTACGACTGCCGCTACTGTAACGTCTAGTACTGGCTCGTATTGGGGTATTGCTAAGGCTATGTGGAATTGGATTAACCTGACTGGCTACAACCTTTTGGCAGTAGGAACTAACCTCAAGTATTACATCCAAAACTCTTCTGGCGGTGCGTATAACGACGTAACTCCTATACGTTTAACAAGTACAGGCGTAGCCAACGCTTTTACTACAACAAATGCTTCAACAAGTGTCATAGTTAATGACCCCGGACATGGGGCGCAGGTAGGGGATTTTGTAAACATCACTAGTGTGTCTGGTACTGTTAATGGCATACCCGCTACCGATTTAACTGGTGAGTTTCAAATTGTTACCTATGTAAGTTCTAGCCAGTACACAGTCACTGCAAAGAGTGCGGCAACATCCGGTAGCACATCTGCTGTTACCGCTACATTTAATTATCAATTAACTACGGGTAATACAACTTTTACTTATGGTACGGGTTGGGGTGTTGGCGGTTGGGGTGGCTCTAGCGGACCTTCGGCTTCATCTACGATAAATGGTGGTACGGCAGTTACTGCTAGTTCAACAACTGCAATCACGCTTGCATCTACTACAAGTTTTAACAATGGTGCAGCGTCCATGACGACTTCTACCATCTCGGCTACGGGTGTGTTGACTGTCGGAACACTTGCCTCTGGAACTATTTACGTTGGCATGGTTGTTACTGGCACAGGTGTTGCCGCAGGTACATACATTCTTTCTAACGTGTCTGGTACAGGTACGGGTTCTATTTGGAATACTAATACAACCACTGCGGTAGCCTCTACAACCATCACGGGCGCTGGCGGAGTTGTGTTTATTGGAATTGAAACTATTACATACACAACGGTTAGCGGAAGCACGCTTGCTGGAACTATTACCCGTGGCGTAAGCAATACGCCAGCATCTGCCCATGCTAGTGGTGAATTAGTTTCTCAGTTTCCTTCTACTGCATCAGGATGGGGACTAGCTGCACCAGCGGGTCTTTCTGTGGGTATTCAGTTGCGTTTATGGAGTCAGTCTAACTACGGCGAAGACTTAGTGTTTAACCCGCGTGGCGGCGCTATGTACTACTGGGCAAATAACGGAAGCCCTAACGTCTATGACCGTGGACAAATTGTTAAAGCAAGTACGGCTATAGTTACAAAATCTGGTTCGTTTACACCTGATACAACCTGCCCATCCGTTGCTAACTTTGTGTTGGTATCTGATGCTTCACGTTTCACTTTTGCTTTTGGTTGTAACGACCCAACGGGTGTGTATGCGACGGTAGCCCAAGACCCTTTGCAAGTTCGCTGGTCTGACCAAAACACGCTTGTTACATGGACTCCGTCTATTACCAACCAAGCAGGTGGTATCCGTCTAAGCCACGGTTCTACTATTGTTACTGCAATACAAACACGCCAAGAAATATTGGTAGTAACTGATGCGGCTATCTACTCATTCCAATATCTAGGCGCTCCATATGTTTGGGGTAGTCAAATTCTTGCCGACAACATTTCTATTGTTAGCCCTAATGCAATGCAAGTGGTTAACAACGTCACTTATTGGATGGGGACAGATAAGTTCTATATGTACTCTGGTCGCGTGGAAACACTACCTTGCGCGTTACGTCAGTACATCTATGGCAACATTAACTTGACAGAAGCGTTCCAAGTGCATTGCGGAACTAATGAAGGTTACAACGAAATCTGGTGGTTCTACCCGTCTATTACAGGAACCACTTCTGATGGTGGTAATGGGACAGGGACAGCGGGTACACCCAATAGTTTGATAGACCGCTATGTAATCTATAACCACCTTGAGCGCACTTGGTACTACGGCACATTTAACGGCACAACTGTGCGCCCACGTACTGCTTGGTTGGATAGCCCATTACGTGCCGAACCTATGGCGGCTATTGGATATAACGCTAGTGGTGCTTACACAAATGGTGCTGTTGTGTACCATGAAACTACTGTGGACAACAACGAGACTAGCACGCCCACTGCTATTGATGCCTATGTTCAATCCTCGGATTTTGATATTGGTGACGGTCATAATTTTGGTTTTGTTTGGAGACTTATTCCCGACATCACTTTTGATGGCTCCACCTCAGCAGCGCCCTCCACTAACTTTACAGTAAGACCGCGTCAAAACCCCGGAGCAAATTACGGTTCTTCAGATAATCCCTTTGTAAACAGCGCGCAGTCTTACGCCAGTACAACAACATATAACGTCCAGCAATTTACCCAACAGGTCTATGTGCGGATTCGTGGACGTCAGATGGCATTTAAGATTTCTTCATCAGACCTTGGTACGCAGTGGCAGTTAGGCGCTCCACGTATTGATGTTCGCCCAGATGGTAGGAGATAAGCATGGCAAATAAAGGTGTAATAGCTCCACGACTCCCAGCCGCTCCTGTTGAATACGACCGCGTATATATGGATGCACTTACTAGTATTTTGCGTCAATACTTTAATGGCTTAGATAACCCCGGACCAATACTTGCATCAACACAAAGACGACCCGCAATTGGGTCTACGCCTGCTGTAGTAATCTCAGCTTTAAGTTGTACCGAGCCAAACAACGCTGGAGTCTCTGTTATTAGTTTGCCGACAGACGCAGATTTTGCTCTTTTGCGCTCAGGTGATATTTACTACGATACGTCTGGTGGTGTAGCAACAAGTTACCCATTAAGGATTAAGGCATGATAAACTCGATTAACCCCCCATCTACGAGGCAAAAATGAGCCTACAACTTGCTGCCAAACATTTAGCATCCCACGGTCGTGGCAAAGACAAGATGCTCGTCCATATGGACAAAGGCGAAGTAGCCAGCCTTCAAAAAATTGCTATGGCTCATGGTGGGTCTTTAACTATCAATCCGCAAACTGGACTTCCTGAAGCGGGATTCCTTTCCGCTATTTTGCCTATGGTTGCTGGCGCGGGCCTAATGATGATTCCCGGTATGCAAGCATGGGGAGCCGCTGGTATTGTTGGCGCACTGCAAACAGCGCGTACAGGTAGTTTGAAGCAAGGCATTATGGCTGGCCTCGGCGCTTATGGTGGCGCTGGTCTGGCTGGTTCGGCTGGTGCTGCCGGTGCTTCGCAAGTGGGAGTAAATGCAACAAACGCAGGGGCATCGGCTGCTCAGGGGCTAGAGGCTACAGAAGCCGCACGTTCCGCCGCTAATATTGCCGCTCAACAAAGTGCTGTACCTTCTATAGCAGCAACAACTGGAAACGTGGCGGCGGGGGCAACGCCTCTTGCAAGTTCTACTCAAGCTTTTAATGCTGCTACGCAAGGTGGGGTCAATGGGCTTACGATGACTCCCGCAGAATCATTTGGGGCAACAAACCCGACAGCAGGTATCCAACCGGCTCAAGCAGTACAAGCAGCGGGTGGGCCACAATATAACATTGATGGCATGGGGTTAAGTTCTCCCACACCGACACCGACGGCAACACCATCATCTTTTGCAGACATGAACGCCGCCGATCGTGCTTCAGCTATTAGAAGCGGTGCATCGTTTAGTAACGCAGGTGATTTTATTTCTGCAAACCCCAAAACTTCCGTTGCTGCTCTTGGAAGCGTAGCCTACGGTATGAAAAAAGATCCCGCAGCGCCAGCCGCACCAGACAAAGATATGGGTCAGCGGTATTCATACAGCGCGGACAAAACAAACCCATTACCTGCCCCTGACGTACCTTCGTACGATCAAATGTTATACGGAAGTGGTAATTACGGTCGTCAACAAAAGTATTTCAGCCCTTCGTACTCCCCAATTTCTGCTTCTGCGGCTAAAGACCTCTACCATTTTGCTGGTGGTGGACCTGTTGAGCAGATGTCTAACCAAGCCACGTTAGGTGCAAATACCATGTACCCAATGGCAAACATGACTACATCGTCTTTTGCTACGCCCTATCAAGACCCCCGCTCTACTAATATGATGCAAAGCATGGCTCCGTCTGGTGGCGGCACTGTGGACGCTATGTCTGGTGAACCTAACATGCAGGGCACTCGGTTGGCTGGGGGTGGTATTGGACGTTCAGATTTTGACGTACCTGATGATCAACCTGTTGGTCCTTTAGGCTCGTTGCTTCGCGGGTTAAGAACAAAACAACAAGACGCAAACCCCGGGCTTAAATACGCTTACAACCCTGACGATCAGCAGTATGTTCAACAGCAGGCAACAGGAGGACTCTCCGATGCGCACTATAACTTGGGTGGTTATTCTGATGGCGGGCGCTTACTTCGCGGGCCGGGGGATGGCGTATCTGATTCGATACCTGCTGTGATTGGCAAAAAGCAACCCGCTCGTTTAGCCGACGGTGAATTCGTAGTTCCAGCCCGTATTGTTTCTGAGTTGGGCAATGGCTCCACTGAAGCTGGTGCTCGTAAGCTATACGCAATGATGGACAGAATCCAGTCAGCACGTAAGAAGACAGTAGGTAAAGATAAGGTTGCACATAACAGCCGTTCTTCTAAATATTTACCTGCATGAGCGACAACCGCTTAGCCCCAGAATGGGTGGAGAAACGAAACGAGCTACGTGAAAGAGCTTGTTGCGGGGATAGCAACGCTTTGGTATTCCTAAGCACCGTTATGGATGCGGTTGAGATTTGGGACGATCTTGTAGATAAGGACAAAGATGTTAAGGGTGACGACATAAATCGAGTGTTCCTAAACCTAATGTTCTTTATGCCTCAGAATCCGTTCTTTGAACGTAACAAAGGGTACTTGTTGCCCATAATGATGACTTGTATAAACGCTTGGTTAGACTCAAACGACTTGCAGAAATCTCCTGTCAAACGTGATCTTCAAGCTGCGTGGTGGTTAAAACAAATGGGCGTTGAGCTATATGGCTCAGTCGCATTCTTAATGGGTGGCTTTAGCCACATGCGTGAAATCTCACTAGAAGCCCGTACTGTACTGGCGCACGAAGATTTCGCGGATTTCTTACAGGAGCATAACCATGCCTGATTTAGGTAACAGCCAACAACCAGCCGCAGAACAAAAGGCTAGTACAGAACTGCCCGAATGGGCGAAACCGTATGCTAAAGACATACTGGCTAAAGGTCAGGCGTTAACCGACGTCACCCAAAACCCCTATCAACAATACGACCAAGCACGTATTGCAGGGTTTTCCCCAATGCAGCAGCAGGCTATGCAGAACGCCCAAGGCATGACAGTTGCCCCACAAACAGGTGAGGCTACTGCTGGCGCGACTATGGCTGGCATTGGTGGTTTAGGTGTTGCAGGTCAGGCTAACCCTTACGGATTCCAAAACCAAGTCGGTGGGTACATGAACCCCTACTTGCAAATGTCCTTGGCTCCTCAGTTAGCGGAGGCTAATCGTGCGTATGATATTGGTGCTACTAAACAGCAGAGCGCAGCTACGCAAGCCGGTGCGTTTGGCGGTTCCCGTGAAGCAATCATGGCTGCGGAGAATGAACGTAATCGTAATACGGGTCTAAACCAAATTGTCGGTCAAGGCTACAACACTGCATTCAATAACGCTCAACAGCAATACAACCAGAATTTGCAGAATCAACTTGCAGGTTTTGGTTTGATGAACCAAGCATCGTCCAATTTAGGCCAATTAGGTCAAAACCAGTACGGTCAAGAAATGGGTATCAATCAGTTGCAAGCTGGATACGGCGCGCAACAACAAGCCCAAGCACAAAAAGGTTTGGATACTGCGTACCAAGATTTTACCAACCAACAGAACTATCCATACAAACAGTTGGGCTTCATGTCCGACATGATTCGTGGTTTACCACTGGGTCAGCAATCTACTACGCAGATGTATCAGGCTCCTCCTACTGGGCTGCAAGCTGCGGGTTCTTTGGGCTTGACTGCGTATGGACTTAACCAATTAAACAAAGCTGACGGCGGTTCAGTTTACGGGTACGCCGATGGTGGAGAAGTTAAACGCTATAACGGCGCTCATGATGACTCAGTAACAAGTTCGGATAACACCGAAGATATTATTGGTACGCTCAGCTTGAAACAACTACAAGACGCATTTCAAAATGCACAAGCGCGTGGTGACAAGCAAATGGCCATGTTGATTGCTCAACAGATAGAAAAAGTACAAGGGCAAGAAACAAACAAATCTATACAAAATGGTATCGCTGGCGCTATGCCACAGCAAATGGCCGATGGTGTTGTGAACGCTGCTAAGGGTGGCATATTGGCTTTTGATGGTGAAGAAGGCTCACTTGTTGATTCTTCCCAAGGGCTCGGTGCGTTGTTGCCATCTAGAGGTAATCCAACTCAGTACGCTGCACTTACTAACATATACCCACAACTCCTTGCAAATGTGGCTGGGCAAAGACCCAAATACATGACTGATGACGAATACGATACCCGTACAAAAAAAGAAATGGCGTTGTATAGAGAAGCCGCAGGGCCAAGTTCCTACGGCAACATTGGTGATTTAGTTACCAAACTGGGTGAGCAAGGTAAAGAAAACTTATCACAAGGTAAAGGTCTAAGCGCTTTAAGGGCGGCACGTGGTATGTTAAAAGGTAACAATTTCTTGCGTGGCGTAGGCGAAGCCAGCGGAGAGTTTGCCGATGCTTATGCACCTATCCTTAAAGCCGACCAAGACCTCCAACGCTCAATGATTGGCATGAGAATTAACTTGGCCGACGCAGAGCGCAAAGAAAACATTGGCGCATTTACTCAAGCCCGTACCGCAGCAGACGCAGCACGCAAATCTAATGATGCCGCAGAAGCCGCTCGCGGTAAGAAGGCTATGGACGTCGCTAACTTGGCGGCTCGTATGGCGTCTACTGTTAAACCGACTGGCACAGGTGGGGCTGGCGGGGCTGGCAAAGAACCTAAGTTCAACGAAGCTGCGCTTAAATTCAACATTGAAGACATGTTGAACAGAGAGAAACCAAAAGAAGGCGAATCACCGAAAGCGTTTGAGGCTCGTATTAAAGCTGCTGCTGTTGCCAAAACTGCAACACAAATTAAGAACGATCCGCAACTTAAAGCTGCGGTTGATACATTCCGTACCTCTGCAACTTCGGACACTGAGGTTGAGAAAGTAGTTAAGAGTTCTAAGTTTTCTGATCCAGATTGGACAAGGGCGTACGAAAACGGAGATACTCAAGGCATGGCTAAAGCAGAAGACGCACTTGCTGCTAATATACGGAGTCGTCAAACTGCTACAAACCCAACAAAACCGGGTGGTGGCGGTGGAGGTTCTAACATAATCAATCTCGATAACCAACGATAAGGCGCGCCATGCCTATTTATGAGTACAAAGGCCAGCAGTATGAAATGGCTACCGAAGACCCTGCTGCGGCTAAAGCCAAGATATTAGGTTATCTAGAAAAACAATCTGCCCCTGCTGAGGAAAAACCAGCGCCCGCCGAAAGAAAATTAGGGCTTTCATCTGCGTTGGCTAAGGATGATTCGTTTTCATCAATGCTATCCCGCGACAATAGCGGTATTCGTGCGCCTATTACTGCCGAAGATTACCTAAAAATTAAAAAAGAAAAAGAACAAAGTGTCTTAGAAAAAACGCCGCTTCCACCTATTGCCTCTACGGAAGATAAACTTTTAAACCCTCAGTTTGTTAGCGCAGTAGAAGCACACCTTAATGCACTGCCCGCAGAAGAACGCGCTGGAGCATTAGCAAAACTAGCCGAATCTCCCACTGTTTATGGCCGCGCGGCTAAAGTAGTCGCTGGTAGGTATGAAGCGCTTGATAAAAATGTAAGCCCTACTCTGTCTAAATTTGATCCTCGACTTGAAGCGCAGAAACAGCGCTTTATGGAGCAAGGTAGATCGGAAGAAGACGCCACCCGCGATGCTATGGGGCAGTCTACAGGAAATTTAAAGCGCGATTACCAGCAAATGACACGCGATGTGGTTGGAGAAAAAGCTGGGTTTTATGCTGCGGAACGCGCTAAAGAACTTGAAAACGCCGACTTCTTGGACCGAGTTGGTGCTGGAGTTCGTTCACAATATACAAAATCGGGTCTAGGTTTATTAAGTGCTTACGCTGACTTAACTGGCGACAAACAGTTCAGTAAAGACTTGATGGGTGCACGCCGCATTGAGGATGCTCGTGAAGGTGCTATCCCACAGGGTAAGAGTATTTTTGAGAAGTCGGCTCAGGGAGCGATGACTAGTTTGGCTTCCCAAGCGCCATTCATAGCCATGACTGCAATGACTGGAGGCTCAGCGCCTTTATTAGCCCAAGCAGCCATCCAACAATTTGGCGACTCTTATAGCGAAGGCCGTTCCGCTGGTTTATCTGGTCAAGCTGCCGCTACGCGAGCAGTGGCTATGGCTACTGCCGAGGTGTTCTTTGAGCGTTTCGGTATGACTAAAGCCCTTGCAGGGTTGAAAGCGCACATTGCTAAGTATGGTGTAGATAGTGTTCCAAAGTATTTAGCCAGAGCTATTGCTACAGAAATTCCACCTGAATTAGCTACCACTGCTACGCAATACCTTACTGATATGGCCCCCAAGATTGGCCTCAATAAGAACCCAAGCCTTGCCGACTTCTACAAACAGATGGAAGAAACTGTACGCCAAACAGTGTTACAGGCGGGTGTTACTGCTGGCGGAACTGTTGCCCTTACTAAAGGCGCTCAAAAAGCAGGTGAAGCACTATCTAAGATTGGTGCCCCCCGTGAAGGCGCATATCAACGTGACTCAAGTTACGAAGGCTTGTCTGAACTAATTGCTAGGCAAAAAGGATTCTTGACTCCGCAAGATCAGCAACAGCGCCAGCGACAACAAGAAGAACAGCAACAAGAACAAGCCGCGCCACCTGATACTAGCCTAGGTGAATTAGGAGAAGTGCGCCCAAGCACAGACTTACAACAGCCAGCACCACTTGCCGTAGCACCAGAAGCAAGGGAAGCTACGATTGCTCAGTTAGCCACAGAGATTGCCGAGACACAAGGCGTCCCTGATGAAGACGCACGTCGTATGGCTGAGGCTAGGATTACTGCGCAAGAGCAACAACAAAAGCGCGACACCGCCAAACTTGCAGCTAAACCACAAGACGACAGAATCAGAGCCAGAGCGCAGGAGTTACTGTCAGAAGGCTATGTGCAAGACGCTCAAGAAGCTATTGATACAGCAAAAACTCAAATACAAGACGAAGATGAAGCCGATGCGCTTGCCGAAAGTGAAGCTAAAGGAGAAACAAATGTTGGACAACCTAACGCAGCCCCAAGTGGAACAAGCGCTAAAGTGGCTGGCGCAACCAATAAAGAACCCACCGCCACAGGAGTTGGAGGAGGTGAACGACCTAGAGTGGTTCCTACTAAACCGGATGCTACTAGCGCTAATGGAAGAGAAACTCCAAAGCCCGCTACAGTAAGTTACGAAGGGCAAGATTACCTAGATACACCCCGTATTCGTTCGCTGATTAAAAAAGCCGACAACATTAACAAGGCTGTGCCGTCTGTACCTGAGGGTATGACTCGTTTGTGGCGTGGTAACCGTCCCGGTGAAGTTGGTCAAAACCCATCGTTTACTAATTCTTTAGTCGGTATTGCGCTCCCATTTAATGAGTCATATGGCGGCGATCTATCCTATGTGGATGTGCCAACTGCAGACTTAAGTAAGTACGAATCTGTTGGGGCAGTAGCAAAAGGCGCTGAGTTTAGAGTTACTCCAGAGATTGCCGCCACTGCGCAAGTAGTCCCAGCTAAAAAGCGTGGGCCAAAAGGTCCTCGGTTAGCCGCAGAAGAAAAAGAAAAGAAGGCGGTAGAGAAGAAAGCCACCGATGCTTTGATTGGCAGAGCACGCCGTGCGCTTACTAGTATTACAAAACTATTTGAGGAACTGCCTAAGCAGTTAGCCGAAGGTAAAACTAATGAGGCTGCTGCGCGTGCAAAGATAACTACTGAAGTTACAAAGCTACTTAAAAACCAACAAGAGCTACGCGATGCTGGGTTGGCCGGTTCAGCAGAAGGCAAGCGCATCAAAAAGTTTTTAGAAGCCAACGCACGCGAAGTTTCAGCCGTACAAGCCAACTTAGCCGCTCAAGAAGAAAGCTTAACCGCTCAAGAATCTGGTGAAGAGGAAACTGGTGCATCTTCAACAATCAACAAAGAACCCGCCGACGAAAGAATAAGTAAGTTCACAACTGGCGCTCAAGCTGTAACGCATGTCATCAAGACAGGCTCGCCATTCCAAGCTCGGTTGGCTAAGCGCCTTCGCAGTTTTGTGCAGGGTGTTAAGTTTGTTGTACTGGAAGAAGGTCAAGAAATACCTGAGCAACTCAAGACTCCTAGAAATGCTAAGGCATGGGATCGTTCGATTGCGCTCTATATTGAGAACTACAAGACAGGTGACCGCGTTATCTATGTGCGTGGCGCGTCATTTGGCAATTCTCAAGGTATCAACAACATCACTATCTTGCATGAACTCTTGCACGCTGCGACTAACCGCAAGTTGGCTATTGCATTTGAGTACATCAAAAAGGGTGTCTACCTAAACACTCCGGCAGTTAGAGCAGCGCAAGATTTAATCCGCATCATGAACAGTGCGGCTCGTACATACGAAGACCTAGCTAAGCAGAAGAAGTTGTCGATGGATATGGTTGCGCTTCGCTATGACGGAGACATCTTCAACGACCCCCGTGAGTTTGTGTCCTATGGTTTAACCGACCCACAGATGCAGAACTTCTTGATGCAAGCGCACGGCTACGAGGCAGACATGCCATTCTTTACTCGGTTTGTTTCTGCACTGCGTGATCTGCTTGGTATGAAAGATACCGACATCAACGCACTGACCGACCTCATTGTCGCAACCGACAACATTTTGAAAGCGCGTGTCCCCGGAGTTCAAATAAACGGCCAGTCCGTCAGTAGCATGTTTGGATTTGGCAAAGGTAAGGATACGGAAGCTGACAGTACGTTTTCTATCAGTGGAGAAACAGTAAGTGCTAAACCAAGTGCTAACGTCCAACGTCTTGCAAAAATGCTTGGTACTAAGTTATATGGCACACCCGAAGACATTACTACGGTATCGGTCAAAGAGCTGTTTCAAAACTCTTTTGATGCTATTAAAGAAGCTATTGAAAACGGTCAGGTTAAAAACGGTAAGGTTGCAATTAAGTTAGATAAAGATAAACGGACTATCAACATTACTGACAACGGCCTCGGTATGCCCACTAGTGTGATGGGTAATCAGTTCTTGCAGATTGCTGGTACTGTAAAAGGTACATCCCGTGCGTCAGGTGGTCTTGGTGTTGCCAAGATGTTGTTCTTGTTTGAGAACAAAAAATTAGAAGTTGTTTCTTTACGCGATGGCAAACTGTCTCGATTGATTACTACGGGCGACGAATTAAAAGCTGCTATGGCGGCAAACCCAGCTACTCTTTTAGAACAACTAAAAGATTTTCTTTCCCCGGAAGACATTCAAATTATTGCGCCCGCAATACAGGCAGCTATTACTCGTATGCGGGAAAATGGAGAAGTTGTACCCGAAATAAAAATTGAAACTTCTTCTGATTCAAAAGAGATTGAAAAATACAAAAACATATTCCCTGATGGGCATGGCACGTCTGTAACTGTTCAGATTCCTGAGACGTATGTTGACTCTTCCAGTGGCGACGAAAAGGATATTAAATTCCCCATTTCAGCTCATTACTATCCTGTGTTGGGGAAAAGCCCTTTATTTGACGACATAGAAGTTACGTTTGATAGAGGCTATGGTCCAGATAAATTATCTCTTGGTAAAAATTTTCCAATTGATGATTTCACACCTTTTGCAAATGTAAATTTTGCTTGGGGCACTGCGCGTGTCTATGTATCTAAAAAGATAGAAAGAAATTATGGTGATAACACCCATGTACTATCTAATGGTTTATGGCAGTTTGATAGAACTATTTCAGATCGTCCCGGATTTGGTGGTAAGGCAATTCAACGCGATTTTTATATTGATGTATCTCCTTCTCCAGACGTTAAGCCTGAAGATGCTGGCTATCCGTTTGAATTAAACCGCCAAGGATTTTCAAAACAAGCCAATTCCGACTTTGAAAAAATCTTTAATTACATCACTGCAATCTATAGCCAACTAGATTTGGCCGCAGGTATTAAAAACTTTGGCACAGTTCAGTATGTCAATCTAGACGGTAGCCTGACTACCGCAGAAATCCTTGAACCTAAAACGCCAGTATCTGATAACGCTTTTACTCTGATTAAACCCGGAGATAGCGTAGAAGTTCGTGAAGGAATTTTGTATGTCAACAATAGAAAGTTGCCGGAGCTTACTGCCGATGACTTGAAGAATACTGCGGTGCGCATTGATGAGTTGACTATTCCACAGAAAGATATCAACCCAAAGAAGGTCATGATTCATGACAACACTCGGTTCGAGATAGACGATAAAGTTTTAACGCAGCAGGGCTGGGATGTAGTAGTAATAGACAACGCATGGGTCGCTGTTAAAAACGGTAAAAAATACACTGAACCCGGTACGATGGAAGAGTTAGTAGCTCAGATGGAAGCTGACGGGGCAATAAAAACCGAATCTCTTTCTGACCGTGCTCGTGAAAAGTTTGGCGCTCGGTACGACAAATATCTTGCTGAGATAGGCCAAACATTCCAATTACTTCGTGGTGCTCTAGTAGCCGGTGGCCGTGGCGAATATGGTGATTTAGCAAGCCAAGCAATCGGTACAAGTATTGACAACGAGTATTACGGTGTTAGTATCATGGTCCCATTCAAGGGTATGTTCATCAATCCGACGACGACCGACATGCGCGGCAGTCCTGAGGAAATTGCCATATCAATGATTGGTACAATGATCCACGAATTGGCTCACTTTAAAGCACGCAATCACGGTGCCGAGTTTGCTAGTGAGATGCAGAGGGTAATGACCTTATTGAAGGTCTACCCTGCTATTGATTTAGACCAAGTCGAGAAAAACTTAACTAAGCATGTCGCTAAGAACAAAGACATTTTTGACTTTTTAGATAAGGAGTTCCGTAGTGGAAATCTCAAACCTCGTGGAAACCGCTTCAAAGACGCTGGTGGGTACCAGCAAATTGAAAATGAAGGCTCTACTGAGTCAGTGGAAGGCACTAGCGGAGCAAGAGAAGGGTGGCGACCCAGCCTATCCCAAATCGCTGGGCCTAGCGATCAGAACGCTGGACAAATCGGCATCGGTGAAGGACTTGATAACGAAGCTCAAGAAGTCGGAGAGGTAGTAAGAAGTCAAAAGGCTATTGAGCGTGAGGCTCAGGTAGTCGGTGAAAAGTTCAATGAGTCCGTAAAGGGCTACGAGTTTGGCAAAGCTGCAACGGCTTTGCAGATGGCACAGGACCCCCGTAAAGTTATACCTGCTTTAGCAGCGTTATGGAAGAGAGCAAACGCGGCGCAACGTAGAGCTTTGGTAGCTGCACCTACTACGGAATTCTTAGCTGATTGGGCTGGCAACAACGTCCCGCAATTAAAGACGGTTTCTAATCTGCTTCAACGCATGAACGGCATGACGCTGCAACTGTTGAGGTCAGCTGGTGAATTAACAAACGAAATTGAGCGGGCATTCCGCGCAGACAAAACTTTGCGGGCTAAGCTCGACAAGATTGCGTTCATGTCTACTTTGATGGAGATTGATCCGTCCAACCCCAACGCAAAAGAACGTAGTCTTAACTTAGACAAGATGTACGCTGAACTTGGCACAGACGGTCAACGCGTATACAAGCGCATCAAGAATCATTTTGAAGTCCTGTCTGAGTACATGTCCCGTTTGTTGGACGATCAGATTACAAACTCCAAGTTGCCGATTGCTGAGCAAGCTAACCTGATGAAAAAAATCAGGGCAATTTACGAGACGGGGTCAAAGATTAGCCCATACTTTCCGTTGGTACGTGAAGGTGATTACTGGCTGTCTATCGGCTCAGGGAAAACCCGTAAGTTTTTTATGTACGAAACGGAAGCTCAGCGCGATGAGGCGATGCAGCAATTTGCAGACGAGCGCGTTAAAAAGAAACCCAACGAAACTACTGAAGAGTTTGAAAAGCGTAGGGCTGAAAACTTAGAAGAACTAATCGGCGACCAAGAGTACAACTTTGGTAACGATATCAGCACTCTGCGCAGAGCCTCTGGTAATACAAGCGTGTTACTTCGTGACATCTTTGTAACGATTGACGGTGCAAGTTTAGGTGACAGTGAGGCCAAAGAACGCTTGAAAGACGCTGTGTATCAGGTGTACCTACAGTCCATGCCTGAGCAAAGTTTCCGTCGGCAGTTTATCCACCGCAAGGGAACAACTGGATTCCGTCCTGACCTCCTGCGTAACGTAGCACACACATCTACAAAGATGGCTACTCAGCTTGCCCGTATTAAGTATGCTCCGCTGTTGCGTAATGCTATATCTGCTGCGCAGGATTCGATTGCTAACCGACCAAGTATGCAACCGTTCGTGACTGAGATGCGGGGCCGGGTTGACTCTTCTCTTTCTCCTGTTAAAGAAGGCGTAGCAGCCAGCATAGTTGGCGGTATCACTAAAGCTTCCTACATCTACTATTTGGGTGGCGCATCTTCTGCTTTGCTACAACCCTTAAGTATTTTCCAGACTGGTCTGCCTGTACTGTCTCGCTACGGCGCGTTCAATGCTACCCGTGAATTGGGTACTATGCTAAAGGTATGGCAGCAGTACGGCGTGTACAAAACCAACAAAGACGGAACTCAATCATGGGTCGCACCTTCCATTGAACACGCTAAGGATTTAACTCCGTTAGAGCGCAAGGCTATACGCGAGATGCTGGCGCGTGATGTGACTACTTCCACTTATGCGAGCGCAGTGTTTGACTATAAGAAGACGCCTACCGAGAACCTAAGCTCGCCTATCACAAACTTTGGCAAAGGTACCGTGGACTTGTTAGTGCTTGGTGGCCTGATGCACTCGACCGAGCGCTTGTCTCGTGAGATCATGTTCATGAGCTCGTTCCGCTTAAACATAAAAGAAGGCAAATCTTTTGAAGAGGCGGTAGACCAAGCAACCTACGATACCAACGAAGCTCTGGGCAACTATGGCGAGTACAACCGACCTACATTCATGAAGGGTTTGGGCGGCAAGTTACTGACGCAGTTCATGATGTATCCGTTGCATGTAACGCTATTCTTGCTCAAAAACTTTAAAGAGATGATTAAGCCGATGGACGGACGCACCCGTGTTGAGGCAGTGCAGAAGTTCTTTGGTACTCTAGGTACGACTTACATCCTCGGCGGCTATGTCGCTTTACCAATGTTTAGCACTATCATGGGCTTGCTTGGCTGGGCATGGGAAGCATTGAAAGATAAAGATTGGCCTGAGGATTTACGGTCTATGAGCTTTGAGTTCTGGTTCCGTACTGTTTGGATGCCTAAGCAACTTGGCGAAACTGAAATTGGTGGTAAGAAGCTGTCCGACATCCTTGAGCGCGGTCCTGTTAACGCATTGACTGGGCTTGATATTTCTGGCCGTACCAGCCTCAACAACTTATGGTTGCGAGACACTAAAGAAGCCAAGACAATCAAAGAAGAGGTCATGAACATGATGCTCGAGAAGTCTGGTGCTGGCGTGAATATGATGGTGTCTATGGCTGAAGGGCTTTCTGCTCTGGCGCATGGGGACACGGCCAAAGGTGTGAAAAAACTATTGCCCGCTGGCTTTAGAAACTTTGTCACTGCAAATGAGTATTGGAAAGAAGGCGCTAAGGACAACAAAGGCACTCGGATTCTGTCCAAGGATGCGTTTACTACTGGTCAAATAATTGGTCAAGCTGTCGGCTTCCGTTCTGATTTACTGGCTAACACGCAATACGTAAACTTCAAGGCGATCGGTATTCAGCAACGCATCCTCAATGAACGTCAGGCATTGCTAAACAATCTTGATCGTGAGTTTAGAAACAAAAACATGAAGAAGTTTGGCACCTACATGAAGGACATGAACGAGTTCAATCGCAAGTTCCCAACGTACCAAATCAGTGGTGACAACCTTTCAGATGCGCTCGAAGGTAATGCCGAGAAACGCGCAAAGGCTTTACGTGGGTTTGAACTCAACGAGAAGAACATGCCTCTACTTGGTAATGCACTTGCTCCGTCTCGTAAAGCGGCTAGGACGGCAGAAGCTAAAGGTCGCGTAGAAAATACAAGAGAAGTCTCTGGCCGACTAGAACGCCCATAAAAAATCCCCGCACTAGGCGGGGACAAAGGAGGGATGGAGCTAACATCCTAGACAACTGATAAGTGGATTTTACATTAGGTTCGCCAGACTCGAAGCCCTTTGATACCATCTAGCAACACTACTTTCGTAACAATATCCATCTTTAATCTTTTAGCCACACGGTTTAGTTCTTCCCGTGCGGCCTTCTCGTCTATGCAGGGTACAAAGAAGCTGTACCCTTTGCGGAACTTCTTCCACTCAATCTGATACGACACTGTCTCGATTTGCATCTGCGGTCAATGTATCAAGTTGTAGATATTCAGACTTACCCGCGTCAAACTTTAATGTCCGTACGACTGGTGACGACAACTTCATACCCTTAGACATACGCTTGTTGACGGTTTCCAATAGGATTTGCTGGTCGGTCATGGTTTTAAGCAGGCTCTTGTAGTTGATCTGCTGTTTAACGCAGAACTCTTTGAACTGCTTTGCAGCTACATATAGATGTTTGGTATCTGGCTCGTAGCGTATTAGTAACTCTCCACGCGGTTCCATACCCGGCATTGCCTGCATGTTTGTCCGTGCATCAACTTCACCGTTAACCACCAATGTGTTCATTGCTAAGTGAGCGTTCACAAACTCGCCAAGGGCTGTAACTGGAGAATCTGTCGGTGGCTTAACGTCAAGGCGCATCTCAGACAACATGCTTTTCATCCACTTATAGATTTCTTTCATGTCATAGTTATGCAGACCAAGTTCTTTGGCTATTAAACCGCCAGTAATGATGGTGGCGCATACGGCTGACCAAAAACGTTCGCGTGATGTGAACTGGACTTCTTTGTCAATCTTGGCTTGAATCTGTTTATATGTATTCTTGGCTTCTTCAAGGTTGTTAACTAACCAAGTAATGTAGATTTCCCCTGCGTGGCCGTAGTTCTCGTTGAGTTGATGGTCAAACATCTCCTTGCCGTAAGCCATACCAATCACGTCGTTAGGCTCAATCTTGTACTCTAGTAGACGCACTGACTCACCATCCGGAGCGTTCTTTAACATCAGTAGCTTTTCATGGAAGCTGGCGTTAGCCGATGCCAGAGTCATGTTCTGCCAAGAAGTATTGTTAACGCGCAGTGCATTCTCTGAACCTTTAACTCGGTGTTTGCCTCGACCTTGACTGATGCCGTATGCCAAGTCGGAAAACTCCTTGGGTAGCATGTTGGTAATCTCGTCAATCGTGTTGGGCAGGTTGTTCATCACACCCAGTTGTTGCATCTTGGCGTTGAGCGTATCTTTCTCAATCGCCATCATTTCGTACGGCATTCCGTACACGCTGTTGCACATGCGCAGAATCGTTGATTTTCCTGATCCAGCCTGCTCGTAGATTACGTTAATGATTGCACCCTTTAAGCCAGTGAACTTGAACAATGGGGCACCGAATGCCGTAAGAGCGGCAAACGCATGGGGCTCCATGCCCGGTTTTGCATACAGATTAAATACTTCTTTCCACTTCTCCATGTCGCCTTTGGTGTGAATCTTTTCTGCGAAGAAGTCTGTTGTTGATGACGGCGGGCTATAGAACGTCCCGTCTTTGGTGATCTCTTTGTCACCCATAATAAATTTGCTGTCTCCATCTACCCATCCGAATTGTGTTCTCATTAGCTCTGCTTTCTTTGTGTACTGTAAGTTTTTGACTGATGTAACGACATACGTAGCAAGGTTTTCATACTGCTTGTGGTGTGCCATCACTCCCTGTTGTGCAAGATGCTTGCGCAGCTCGTCTTTAGAAGATATAGCTGCTGTCGTAATAGCAAACTCTTTCATACCGTCGTGCGGTAGGTGATGCCTAAACAGCGCCATCTCTCCTAACTCTTTGTCCCGCATCCGCTTAATCACATACAGATCATGTTCATAGACTAGCTTTGGCTCGCCCTCTTCATCATCTTGTTGTGGTCTGACGTAGATGCCACCTTTTTTCCCACGAAAAAATGGGAATGGGTACTCAGGTATTTGGTGCTTGACTACACCTTGTTTGGTTTCAACTTCAACTTCGTTATCTTCTTCGGTGGCTTGCTCAATCTCCACACCTAAAACAATAGGTGACTTGAACTTACCTCGGTGTGGGCAACCCTCACAACCTCCGGGATTTCGCTCCTCAAATGTGTCGCAGTGGTGTGGCCCACCGTTCTTTCTTATATTCTTTAGTTTCTGGTTAACCTCTGCGGGGTCATACTCGGGATGCTTCTCTGACATTTTGTGGGCGGCTTTGTCTCCATCTACGCAGAAAGCGGGAATAGATAACGCAGACATCCACAGTGGTTCGCTAAGTTCTTCTTGATTCTCATAGCAGTAATTGAGTTGGGCGCAACCCTTCTCGCCTAGCATCATGATTGTCTTGAACTTCTTAACCTTGTTACCCAGTAATGCTTCCATCATTGGGCTCATCGCTCTCGGTACAAAGTCAGGCTGTTCTTGCTCAGGCGCATCTGCACCGAGTAATTCTTTGTAGGCTTCGTACGATAGAGGCTTCGTGTGCTCGTTCCAAACTGTGACGGATTTAGGGTCATCTTTGTTCTTGAAATTAGCCGAGTGCATCGGGCGCAAGATACGTGAGGCTTCGAAGACGTGTGGGTCAACGATTAGTCCATGCTCTTTACACAATGCTTTTAGTCGCTTAGCTAACGGCGTCCACTCTTGACGAGTAACCGTGCGGTCGAGCAACCAGTAGGCGTGAATTCCGTTGCCAGAGTTCACCAGTATGGGTCTATGCAGTCCAGCGGTTTTGCAAAACTTTTGTAATTCTGCTAGTCCAGTCTGTTGATCTAGATAGCCCTCAATAATCCCTTTGGAGTTAGGTACGCCCTTGGTGGGGCCGCAATCAATATCCATCCACAATGCGCGGAAGTATTGAGCGTTACCGTGAGTCCTGTCGTTCGCTGGTCCAAATTTAGCGCATCCGAAAAACGCGTCAATCTTCTTACCTACAAACTCTTGAATTATTTCTTCAGCTTCTTCTCTAGTATCTACAAATCTTTGATCTGGAAACGTGCCACCCCCGAATACACAGTACCGTCCCTCCGTTGGGAGCACTGCATTGAGTAGGTCAAACATTATTGGTGCTTCAAAATCGTGATGTATTCTTTGATGGGCTCAACCATTCGACTGTTTGGAATTACCCGCCCTTCGAACCAGTTGTAAACCGTCTGACGACTGACGTCGAATCTCTCCGCAATAGAAGAAACGCTAACGCCAGTCTTTATACAAATACGTCCCAAAGCTACACCTATATGTTTTCCGTCAGCGGATTTATTCGCCAACATCAAATTTAAGCTGTAGCCTGACACGCTTATTCCTCGTCAGTCCAAGCGGCAACTACAGAGTCCAAACTTTTCTTGACTGTAGGTGCGGGTGCTTCGGCTTTCTTAGACTCGCGCTTCTTTGGTTCCTCGACTGCATCGTCATCAGTCACAGGAATTGCTTTGACCACGGGTTTAGGAGCAGGTGCTTCTAACTTAGGTCTGCCAGCAACGTCGGCTTGGTATGGTGTCATAACTACCATCTTCTGCACTTCGGGCTTGGCCGCAACTTTGCTAGTCACTGCGTACTCACCCTTGTTGATGAAGCGAGTCGGCGTGAACAGAATAGACTGGTTGTCGTTGTCTTCGTTGAAGCTCAACTGTGTAACGACGTAGTCCAAGCTCTTGCCGTTGTTAGCCAAATACTTGGTGTAGCTCTCGAATGGGTGGGTGTTGTCGCCAACGCTTTCACCAAACAAAGATTTAGATGCCAAGTTCATTTGATAAACCTCACCCTCGAGTGAAGAACCAAAGTCCTCTTCTAACACTACGGCAATACGACGTGAGTAACGGCAAGCCTTAGAGTTACCTTGGCCTGAGCCCTTGATGTTTTGTTGGCATGAATCGCAACGCTCTGCTTGTGGACTCGCTGAACTTTCATCAGGTGACTGACCATTGTTTGAGAAACAGTCTGGTGCAGATGGCTCTACCTCGGGTGTCCACTGCTTAGCGTAGAAGATACGACCAACTTTAGGAGATGCACTCACAACGATAACATTAAGGTTACCCTTGACCTTGCCCATCTCTTCACCACCAACCGTCTTACGGAAGATTCCGTTCTTCGGTACGATGCGCTTGACGCCAGCGGTTTTACGGCCAGCTAATTGTTTTGTAAGCTCGCTGACTCCTGCTGTTTGCAAAAAGTCTGGGAGGTCTTGGTTTAAAAGTGTTAAGTCACTCATCTCATTTTTCCTTTGAACGTCTAACTACCACGGTAAATTCGTTTTCGACATTAAGTCCTTTCGGGTAAATGTCTGGATTCTCTGCAAGAAACTCTTTCATGTGTGTCTGATGAAGTCTCTTCTCTAACAGGCCATAGTCGCCAACTTCTTCAATGAAGGCGTACATAGAATCCCAATCGTTAGTCCAGTACCGTGACTTAACTGTACGAACGATCGTGCCATGTGGGGTGCGTATGCTATCAGCGCCTTGCTCTTTGCAAGTGTCTAGCATCTGTTGTTCGAGCACTTCGAGTTGTTCTTCTAACTCTGCGTGGTCGGCTTTGTATTTTGCGGTGAGGTTGTCACGCGCATCACGAATCTTTATGTAGATCATCGTAAGTTTGTCTAGGGATATGTCGGGTCGGACGGGGGTGACTTCGTCCTGAACTTCTGCGTCCATCGTTAGCTCCATTTTGTTTTTGGTTGGTCAGTATATCACAACATTTGACATTGTCAAGTACTTTCAGAAATAATTTCTTGTTTGTACAGGTCAATGATCTCGCTGTGGTTTGCTACGTTACCCCGTAGTAGGGAATACATCCTTCGCTCAACTTGACTACCACTGAGGTGGACGATAGTCATTGCATTAACTTGACCGGGTCTGTCAATGCGAGCGTTGGCTTGGAGGTATGTTTCTACACTAGTACACGGAGCGTACCAGATGATTGTGTCGGCGGCAGTTAGGGTTAGTCCGTGAGATGCGGCCTGAGGCTGGATGATTAGAACCTTTGGTTGCGAGTTGTTTTGGAAGTGCGTAACTATGTCGGAACGTCTATTGACAGAGACATTCCCATTGATAATTTCATTGGTTATGCCGTGCTTAGTTAGATACTTTTGTAGCAATTCAATCGTATGCGTAAAGGGTACGAACACCAATACTTTATTGCTAGTCTCATCTATAACCTCATGCACCACCTTGAGTCGGCTTGATACATCAAACTCTAAGACTTCACCCGTGTCGGTATAGACCGCGCCGCCTGAGATTTGTAATAGCTTGTTGATTTTTACGGCAGCATTGACTGCGGAGATTTCTTCCCCGTCGGCCTCAATCAGCATCTCTTGCTTTAGCTTTTTGTAATACACCAACTGTTGCGGGGTTAGTGGGGCATCACGGTCAATGAATGTCACAGGCGGTAGGTCTAGGCAATCCTTCTTCTCAAACCTGATCGCGGGTTGTAGAGCTTTATGCACGATTTGCTTAGCCACGGGGCGTGGTATCCACCGATACTCGCTAACCTTCTCCATAACTAAATCTTTAAACTGCGATACAAATATAGGCACAGCCGTTGGGTTGACTAGCTTTGCCAATCCGAAAGCATCCACAGGAGATTGAGCCGCTGGTGTTCCGGTCAACATCCATAAACCCTTGACGACTTTCATTACGTCACGCAGGTCTTTCCACCGCACAGTCTTATTGTTCTTGTAGGCTGACGCCTCGTCTACGACAACTAAGTCAAAGCCACCATCCATAACTTCTTTTTTAACTATGCCTACACCGTCGAAGTTGATGATGACGAACTCGTTGCCCGCATTAACAATCTCTTTACGCTTTTTGGCTGAGCCATAAGCAATCGACACGGTGCGATGAATGGCAAACTTGAACAAGTCTTGTTGCCATGCGGACTTCATGATTGACAGCGGGCAAATCACTAACACTCGCTTCACTAACCCTAACTGCATGAGGTAATCAACTGCCCATATAACTGATGCCGTTTTACCTGTGCCCTGCTCGTTGAAGCAGAACGCTTTGCGGTTATTAACTAAAAACTCTGATGTTGTCTTCTGATGATCGAACGGGGTGAACCCGTGAGGACGGGGCCACTCATACTCTGATAATTTCATTTTTTCTTTCGCTCTCTCGTGCTTACTTCTGATACAACTTTGTGGTTTGACCCACGCTTGAATGAGCGGTTAACAGATGCGCTCTCTAAGCGCACACCGTTTTTGTTTGACCCACCTTTTGATAGTGCCATACGATGCGCGACATCTTTACCTTCTCTAACATCTGCACGACCATCTTTATCACGGTCAGGGTTCTTCTTGTCAATGTTTTCTCTAGCACGCTGACGCTCTAAGCGTTCGTCGGATTCGCCTCGAGCAACTTGTTGTTGGTATTCTTTTTTATATGGACGGGGTTTGTTCACGTATGGCATGGTTAGTTCCTGTTGTATTCGCATGATTTCACTGCACAGAACTTGCACAGCGGGCCTTGTATGGGGTTCCATACTCCATTGTCCAACGCCGCCTCAATTCTTGCAACGTCTCGTGCTGGTTTCTCTATGTACTTATCTAGCATCTCTCTGTGGTGCTCGGCACGAACGAACTCTTTAGATACGGTGAAGATCAAAGCAGACTTCACTCGCCCGATCTCCGGAAACTTGGCGAAAAGCCCACAGGCCACCAAATCCAATTGCTTTACGTCCGCATATCTCGCACTCTTGCTTGTCTTGTAGTCCGCTGAGTGCGCTAGACCCTTCTTCCGATTGATAACTACCAAGTCGGCTATCCCATGCCACCAAACATTCGGTGCATTGAATTCGCAAGACTCCAAGTTCTTGGTCAGTCCCAGTTTCACTTCGCATAACTTCTCTCCTTCAATTCTGTTGAGGGCATCCAGTGTGTCCTTCATATACTCGAACGCGGGCGGTATAGGTTTACCGTCCTTGATGTATTCCTCTGCCACAGTATGTGCAGTTTTGCCGTACAACGTAGCTGTTGTGTCAGGCTCAACAATGTCTTTAAGTATCTTGGTGTGGTGATACTTGCGCGGGCACTGCTGAAATGTCTTTAAGCTACTGAACGACCAAACAATATTCATCTTTTATCCTTGTATCTATCCCACAACTCTAACGCTAACTTGCGCCATAGGGCTCGAGCTTCTTTGTGTTCAGCACATCTTGGGCAGTCATGTGGCTCGTACATAGCACGCACCATCTCTTGCTTTACTTTACTTCTACGCTCAATCTCGTTGAAGGCTTCGTCTTCGGGTGTCATCGATTGCTCCTAAAAAATAAATCAATACGTGACTTAGCCATGTCGTACAGCACAGGAAGCGTTATGCTCTTCAACCTTTTCTTTACCGAAACACATGAATTAACCATGTGTTGCACATCCTTGCTAAACGCAACGCGCTCTAACTCAACGCGGTCTTGGCATTTAAACCTAACAAAGTACAAAGGGTCACCTCGGGTTATTGTTATCGGTTTCCTGTAGTCTTTGGGCACGAAAGAAAAATCAACAGGGCGAATCCATTTACCAATATCAAAAGATGCGGGTAGAAGATGTGTATTTTCTATGGAGGGTGAATTCAACAAGAAGACAGGTAATACTTCCATCTCCAAAGATTCTTTTGCGTAGAACAAATAAGTTGGGGGTAGCCCTACTGTTTTATCTTCTCTGATATGGCTAAATGCTTCGTAATAAGTTTGGTCCCATCCGTAACCAGTAAGAGTAATACTAGCTGAACCATCTTTGTTTTCACCGATATCAATTACTCCACTCATAGGGGCAGTGATAACAAATGTATTTCTGTAAAACGCTTGTGTAGCGGGGCACTGCAAAAACACATGGTCTTTGTATGCCGTGGCTATTTCTTTGGCTAGAGACTTTGGTTCACCAAACAAAATATCTGCTTCAAACAACTCTTCTCCTTCTTTGCTTTGAGTTGTTGTTGGAGTCCAATAAACAGTAGTCATGTGTTCTTATCCTTTAATTTGGCTTCAACTTCAAGAATCAAATCCCAACTACCTAATTTCATTTCTGAAAGTTCTATCATTTCTCCGTTTGACAACCCAACCCAAGGCTTCTTGTAGTCTTGGATGTCATCATCTTCTTCTGCTTTTAATTCGTACTCTATTTCTATGCGACTAGTCATGCTTGTCCCCTTGCTCTGATTGCTTTGGCGTATCCATCAAGTATTGTTGCTGTGTAATTTTGAAGCCATACATCGCTTTTAAGTCCGCTCAAATCTGTTAACTCAAACAACTTTGCACACGCCTCACGCTCAAGAGCAACTGCTACATCAACTGCTTTCTCAGCCGCTTTCATTGCGGCATCAGTTAATCGCTCACGCTCTTTCTCTGCTACCAGTTTGGCAAAAGTTTCAAGTTCTTTTTTATGAAAGTCAATTACAGGACCACGAATACCCACTTGTTTAGCCATCTCAATGATTTCATCTTCTTTAGTCATCTTCTGTTTCTCCCCACATTGCTTCGTCAATTAACTGACGCTTTACTAACTCTAATACGCCAATCACAGTAGATGTGTATAGCGTCTCGTCATACTTGTGTAGCACTTCTAGCAGTTCCTCTGCCAAACCACCCGCAATTTGTCCTTGGTTAAGAATCATGTTTACCCTCCGTGCGCTACTGCGCTATCTGCGTAGTCGGCTTTCTTCTGATACTTCGGCTCGTGTACCGACAAGAAGAAACATGTGTCACCTTCAAATCGTACTGTGTCGCCACGATAAGTCCATGCCCACTTTGGTATCCCTATACCTTGCGTAATAAATGCAAAGCCCTTAGCAGTTAGTGTCCACTCACCATCTACCCTAGTTCTACTAGCCAAACCCCAGTAGCGTAGCTTTTGAAAGTTAGTCCATTGTGTTCTTGTGATACGCAAAGCACGCAAACTAACAGGGCCACCGCCCGCAGAGAATAGTTCGTACAACCCATGCGCCAAACCTTTGTTGAACACATGCCGATACTCAACCATCTTCGCGTCGCAATGAGGGCAACGCTTCTTAACACTCGCCGTAGCTTTTTCCATATCCCGCCTCACAGTTTAAAGGTAACTCTTGTGCCCACTTGGGGCGTAGCCGCATACATAACTCTACGTATTCCACAGCAGTCGCAACTTCCTGCTCCGGGACAATCAGTGCAATCGCATCATGCACTGTCATTACTACTTTATATTTCTTAGCAACCATGAGCATTTGCTCACCGATGATGATTCGGGCTAGTGCTTGGCAGACGTTCTCGATTAACTTACCGCCATAGATTCGGTTGGGTATAACTGCTTTGCCCTTCTTGGTGTCGTATACAAGTTCGGCCTTCTCGCTGTCCTCAGCCTGATACATACGTAAGTTGGGGTATCGAATATATAACTCGTTGGGTAGGTATACGCCTTGCTTGCCGTGAATCTGCAAAACACCGCCCCGACCTAGCTGAGTCATTTGCCCTTGGAGTATGGCTTTGAGCGCATAGCCCGCATCTTTCCATAGTTGAGTAATTTTCGGATATGTATTTCGGTACGTATTGATAATTCGCTGTGCTTCTTCAGCCTCAACCGTAACACCAAAATTTTTAAGTTGCGCTTGAAACTTTGTCGCCCCCATGCCGTAGCCCGCTCCAAGAATCGTCGTTTTACCGACAAAGCGCTCGTCCTTTGTAATCTCTTCGATTCTCTTGCCATAAATAGCCGATGCCATGATTTTGTATACGTCTTCGCCATCTTCAAATGCCTTTACTAAGTCGTCTTGCCCCGCTAACCATGCGAGTGTGCGGGCTTCAATCTGTGATGAATCTGAGTCAATCATCATGTAGCCTTGTGGGGCTCTGATCGCCCTCTTGAGCATTGACCCCCTCGGCAGGTTTTGTAGGTTTAGTTTGTCGTCTCCGCCCCATCGTCCAGTATGTGCCGCGTAATATCTAAGCGGGACGGGCATTGTGCCTCTGTCAGCAATACCAATGAATCGTTCTGTCCGTGTCTCTTCAATCGTAGACTTCATGCCTAGCCTTGCGGTAGCTAATGTTTGTACAACTGGGTTCACATGGTCAAGTAACTCTTTGAACCCCTCGTCCGTCTTAGCGAAGGCATAGGTTTCTTTGCCAGTAGTAGGGCTCTTTTTCATCGGGGGCACAACGCCATTCGCAAAAAGTAACTGGGCAAACTTTGGGTTGCTCATCAAGTCATCTTTATCGTAATGGGCAAGCAACTTAATCTTTGTGGACTGAATCAGGAGTAGGTGCTCGTCAAGCAAGTCCCCATCCAACTCGAGCGTAGGTTCAGTGAACATACGGATGGTTAGGTCAATTAAACGTAACTCCGCTGCGGGGAAGTCGTTACTCATAAGCAAGAATATGGAGTAGGTCAGCTTAACGTCGTTCTTGCAATACTCCCCATAAGTGGCTAGATGCGTAGGAGTAAAGTCCTCACGGCGCAGGCCCTTGGCATCCTCTACCTCTGTGCCCTTTATGCCAACATCGTAGTGCGTAGCTAATACTTTGAGGCTACCGCCCACCTCAGTACCGTGCAATGCACGCCCCATCGAGAGAGTGTCAAGCCAACCCTTGGGTTTGATGCCGTAGACCCAGTTCAAAATTGCCCCATCAAACATTGCGTTGTGGGCTAGGGCAAGAGAATTGTCCCAATCAAATTGGTCTAGGAACTGGTGCATGTCCTCACGGCTTCCGCTAAACCATGCTGGTTCACCATCGTTTACTTGTATTGAAACACCGATAACTTCAAAACGCTGATCCCGCACATACTCCTCAGTGGTCTGCTTGGCGAAACCTAGGTCGGCAGAGTAGTAGGTTTCAAAGTCGATTGTGAGGATGTTCATTTGTATCTGCCGTCCTTGCCTATTGGGGGTTGTATTTGTTGTGGGTCGTATTCGGACTCTTCCCCCATGTTTGCTAATATCGCTTCCAGAATCTTGTTCTCTAAGGATTCTTCGTTAATCACAAGCGTCCAACCGCCAGCTTTGTCGATTTCTCGTAGGTTCTTTTCTTGTAGCGCAGTAGGAACACCCCTACCCGCCTTGGCTTCAACGCCTAAGAAATATCCGTTGTGACACACAAGGAAGTCGGGCACACCGCTATTGCCTAACCCTGTGCCAATCGGCATAGCGTAGTAAGCCCCGTGTGCTTTAAGGATTGCTTTGATTTTGGCCTTGACCTTGGCCTCAGGAGTTTGTGCCATCTAACCCTCGAATTTGTTTTCAAGCGGTCAGTCTAACACAGTGATTTGACTTTGTCAACTACGGACAATAAAAAAGCCACCGATAGGTAGCTAGGATATACCCTAACAATGTTAGGGGGGTTGGGGGGTTGATAGATTACGTGCCCCCCGTCACGCTAAAGGTTCAAGCAGAGTGAAATCTCAAGGGGGACTCTGCTTGAGAAAGACACCGTCACATCTATCGGCTAGGTCATCCTCCAATTTACGATACCCCCTTAGATTAGTTCAGTTTCTCAATGGCTCGGCTGAGATACCACTGTGCCTTCTTCAAGTCTTCCAACTTGTTGCCCTTGTGGTCAGCGCGTGTTATGTATTTCACAACATTGCCAAGGTGATAGCCTAATTCTTTCGCCTCAATGAAGTCGATAGTCTCTATTCCACCTGCTTTGTAATGCGGAGGATGGTTGACCATGTCGGTGTGATGCGTAGAAACAATGTCTCTAGGTGTAGCACTCTGCATACGCTTTTTAGGTTTCGTGTGTTGATGCACTAACTCTTTCATGCGCTCGGGTGTTATCTGCGTGACTGTATCTACTGCGGTAGGTATCTTGGCATCACCCTTCATTTTGTGGACTACCTGATGCACATACTGCGGTATCAGCTTCAGTGCGTCTGCTACCTCTCGTGCTTTCGCAGTCGGGTGCTTAGCAATGTAGGCACGGATTTGTTGTGACTTGTTTGGTTTTGTGGCTGTAGCCATGTGTTAACTCCTGTTGGTTTGTTGTTTAACGAATTCAGTAAGAACTTCTCTCATCTTGGCTTGCTTTGTATACGCATAGTTTGTGTTGAAGTAATCCATCACATCCTTTGGTAGACGCAAGCTCGTGCAATAGAGTGCGGGCTTCTTACCAAGACCCCTACCCTTGCGTTTTGTTATTGGTTTTAACTCTTCAATTCCTGTTGTCATAGCAGTGCATCCTTAAAATCATTCTTAGTAAATTTTCGCTTTATTTTTTCTAACACTTTTGGGTCGGCTCGCTCGAATGGATTCCAGTCGTTTTTTATTATTAGCGAGATGGTTTCGTCTCTCTTCGTCGATTTCCTCTTGCGGGATAGCGACTTCTTTGGTTGTAAATCTGTGTTCGTTTGCACATTCTCTCCTTCGTATATGCCCAAATGTGGGCGATGTTGTTGTTTGCTTTACTAGTGTCCATGCACCGCATGTCGGGCACTTCATCTCCTTCTTATCCTCACTGCGCCCTTAGTCACTCCCCAATCTGTCGCTTGGTTTCTAACTGAGCGTTGCAAAGAATTCATAGCCATTCGCTTTCTGTTGGTCAAGGTTCTATTTCTCTCGTTGTTCATCTCTTTGTCAGGATTAGTGGCTTGCTCGGTTGTTGTGTATTTAGAGGTTTGCAACTTCTTCAGTAGGGCTACGTCATGCTCAGGTGCGTAGTCCCACAGTCGTCTGCTTATCTTCTCTAAATGTTGTGCAACATACGGACGCACTCGTATTTTTAGGGGGACGCCTTCTAGAGGGGTGCGCAGTAGTGGTTCTTCTCTACCAAACACTAAACGCCCCGTAATGCTTTTAAACATTTGCAATGCGTCCAAAAAGCATCCATCATTGCGCCATGTCTTTATCAGACACGCATCCCAGTATTCTTGGTCGGTGCTCATTCTTCCCTCGCTTTTAACATTGCGTCTGCTACCTTGTAAGCAAAATCTACAAGTTCATCAGTTGGATATCTGATGCCTGAGTTTTCTGACAACATCCCTTGCATAGCATGAGTAGCAAAGAAATCACGCAGGGTAATCGCAGAAATCATTTCATGGTCTTTCATCATCACTCCCCAACATAAATATTGCTACACCCACAATCACTACGATTGCACCACCAAGGCACATCAGCATTACCGCCCATGCAATTGTTTCTAGCATAGCCAACTCCATAACCCCACGGCTGTGAGACAAACTATTACTGCTATCCCTGCTAGGGTAGGCAAATCACTCTCTGCTCTATACGGGCCCTCTACTGTTAAGTAAGAGTCCGTGCGCCTGAGTGTTCGTGAATAGATTTCTGTTGTTTGGTTGTTATCTAACATTGTTATGCCCCTTCTGTTAATACTACAAAGATTTCGTCGTTGATACGACACCCTATGTCCGATACAAAGTGCTCGGCTTCAACTAACTTCAACATACCTAGCTTTCCTCGCATCTCTACGGGGAGCGTATTATCATCGTAAAGTTGCACATCTTGTCCAATCTTTACCAAGTATTTACCCTCATCCTTGATAACAAGTGCGGCTTTGTTATCACCAAACCTTTCACGGATTGATTCAATAGTCAACATGTCATCTTTGAACTTCTTGGTCTGCTCCATCTTCTTTAGCATGGGCTTCTTCTCTGCTTCAGGTAGTCCGTTTACATGCGCTAAGAACAAGTGAAAGCCACTACCCATGATGAATTCTTGCGCAGAGTTTTGCGTATCCCTCTCGGAGTAGCGATGCTCTCTACTTTTCTCGTGCGCTTGGTTGTTCATCACTTGCTTCGCCTTGTCATACGCCTTGTCGATACGCTCGTTGGGCTTGAGACGAAAGAACATCTTCTTCGCCATGAGCACCGCCTTGTCCACATCTCCTGTGCGGTATGACTCTGTGCGTTCTCTCTTATCACTAATGCGGTCGTTGGTAAGCGATAGTTTGAAGTCACCTCGGTAATACTGTCTACCAATCTTGCCAATAGTCTCACCACTATCAATCACACTGAACCCCACGGGCTTGTGCCCACTCAGGGTATCGGTAACGACGAACCGCCACAATGGATTCGCCATCGCTAGATTCATTACCAGTCTGCACATATCCGTAGGTGGGTCACCTATCGACTCCTGACCCAACTTCTTAGATACATCGGGATGCAACTCCACATTGCTCAATGCAAATAGATTCATACTTACTCCTAGTGATTCACTCATATCATTTCCTTTGTTTAATTACCAATCGAACTTACCTAAGATAGCATCTACCTTAGACTTCAATGCGCTCCGTGAGTCTGCATCTTCTTTGATACTCTCTATGTCTGCCCCTAACATTGTTAGTTCTAGTTGGCGTCGTGCTTCCTCTAACTTCGGGTCGTTGGTCACATTCAGTTTAGTTAGCAGTCCACACAACTCTATGGGGTTAGAGATAAGTGTGTCGTGGTAACGCTTCTTGGAATCATCACCCTCAATATCAGTCAACTTCTCCGACATTCCTACTAGCGTCTTATGCAGACGCTCCCACGGCTCACGCATAGCCTCGGCTAACCTGTCGCTGTATTGTTTCTCGTAGTCGTTCTTCATCTCCACTAAGTCATGCGCAGGTATATCTAAGCGGAAGTCACCAGACTCAGGTATTGGTTTAACTGCTCGTCTAAACCCGAACTTCAATCGCACCTCTTCAATCTCGGGATAGTCCTCTGCCTTATACATACTGCCTAGGTTGTTAGGTGCATCTGCAACAAGACGCGGATACTCAACAAAGAAGTTGGTGCACATCATGTTGAATGTCTGCTCGAACCCATTCATGGTCTGTTTGTATTCCATGAACAACTTGGTCGGTAACATACGCTCACCCTTGTCTGCCCAAGGCAATGTATGCTTGTTGTGATACAGACGAACACGCGCGGCGAAGTCTGATATGTCTTTGCGTAGGCTAGTCCCCGCAAATAGATTCTTCTTGGTCTGACTCGCACCTCTGACTGCTGACGCATCTGTATTGACCTTATCAGTTACCTCTCGGTCTAACTTAGACGCAGGCCATACGCTGATATTCAATTCCACTAATAACGCTGATGAACTAATACTCATTTGATTTCTCCTTTGTTGCCTAACATTGTTAGTTGCTGTCGATATGAATAGTTTTGCCGTTGTCGGCATCACCGTCATACCCACCCACGATGCACCACATTACAGGTGCAGTCCACTCACTACCCCAGTCACCACCTACATAACCATCGGTCAAGACAATCACGCACTCGGGCTGGATGTTCTTCTCTTTCAGATACGCTGATACACAAGACGGGCTCGTGCCACCACCACCCTTGGGCTTGGTAGAGTTAGGAATATCAGACGCGGTAGAACCTGAGTAAGTCTCATGCCCCGCTACCTCGCTATCCCAATACAACAAGTCCACGCACTCAGGGTTTACCTCTTCTGCGATACCCTTAACCTCGGATAAGAACTCTGTCAACTCATCACCACCAATCGAACCTGATGTGTCGATAGCAATAACCAAGTGACCTACCTTCTCACCTATCAGCGTAGGCATGTAGACACCAGTAGATAAGAATCTACGATTGACCTTGCGCCATGATGACTTGTCCTTTGCATTGCATGTTGACTTAACAAAGTCACGCAATACCTCACGCCAATTCACCTTGGGTTCAAGCAGTCCTTCCAACTCACGGTCTAGTCCACCACCACCAGTTCCCGCAATTTTGTTGCGTGCCATGATGCCTTGACGAATCGCTTGGTCAATCTCACGGGCTAGGTCTTTCTGTTCTTCGGCAGTCATCTCCTTCGCACCATCCCAATCGTGGTCATCGAACTCAGGGTCACCATCGCTAGGGTTACCCGCACCACCGCTACCACCAGAACCACCTTGACCTTTCTCCTTGATTAGTATGTCGAACACTTCCTTGGCGTTCATTCCACGGAATCGCTCATCAACTAAGCCCATTGGTTTGCCACCTAGTTTGTGTCCTTGTGGGTAGCGTGGCATGGCTATGACTGTCTCGTTAGGGTCTAGGTCTTTCAACTGGATGTTGATTACATAGTCACATGCACTGTTCGCTATCCTGTGGTCAATGTCGTGCAACTTGCGCCATGTAGTCAAGTGTCGATACATCTTGTGATAGTTCTCATGCGCCACCACAAAGTTCAACTCTTGGTCACGCAGTTCTTTGACGAACTTGCGACCATACGATTCATCTCTACCATTGGTGCACGCAGTAGGGATGTTGTCCACTACCTTGGTCTTACCAACCATCAAGATACCCGATAGCAATGCGAACTTGGGGTTACGCATCAAGCTAATCTTGGATTTCTGAACTCTTCTTTCCTCTAACATTGTTATGCTCCTTCTTAAAAATTTAATTCAATATCACGGGTCACATGCAAGATGAAGTCGGCGTTGTCTGAACGCTCTTCTTCTATATCATTCGCTTCTTCACCTAGACGCACGAACTCATACGCCCAAGATAACTGCTTGGCATCCGCCCCTTCCTTAGATTCAGCAAACCCTACGAACGCATGTGCAAACTCATTGAACTCTTGCACAAAGGTATAACTCTCATACCATTTCACGTCATCACACATAAAGTGGTAGCCCCACGCATTGTTTGCTTTGATAGGGGTAAGACACTCCCGCAACTCTTCGTTCTTCGGGAAGTTCTCATCCACATACAGTTTCAGCAAGGGTGCTTGCTCCTTCTCTCGTGTGTAGAACACGGCTTCAACTACGCTTCGATAGCCCATTACCTACTCCCTTCGTTAAGTAGTCCTGCAATCTTCTCGCACACAATCTTGCTCTCATGTCGAAAGACTGTGTCCCCATTGAATGTGTCCATATCACGAACACAGTAACCAATCACCTTCAAGTCGCTTTGGTTTTGGTCTGTCACCCACTGCACCCAATACCTGTGCTTGCCTTGGAGTCTTACTCCGTTACTCTGTGATGTAGATAACATTGTTAGAGCAAGTCCTGATTCTTAGCAACCCAAGCGGTGAACGCCTTGGCACTGAACGCTATGCTCTGCTTGGCTTGTGACTTCGCAATGTTGATAGCGAACACGGCTTGCCACTCAGCGTCGAACCGCTCGAGGTATTCCATGAACGCATCAATGGTGTCCTTCTCCACACGGGCAATCGCACCGAACACCACAATCGCACAAGCACCCGCACTTGTAGGTATCTTGGTATTCTTAGGGTCTTTGATAGTCGCTTCCCATGTTGGGAGTTGGTCTGAGAATTCGATATACGCTTGCATGTCTCGCGCACCTGATTCACCAATAGCACCAGTCAAAGCCGCGATTACTGAGTCGGCATCATTCTCTTTGCGTGACCTAACAATGTTAGAGGCTGTCTCCAATGAGCGTGGTGATACGAACGCAGTCATAGGCTTCTTAGGATTAAAGATATACGGGTTATCCGCCTGTCCACCATCCGTGTAACTTGCCAATACTTGTGGGAATCGGTTAACCCAAGCAATCACCTCGGGCTCGATACCCTTGCCGATAGCCCATTCAATCCACTGTTCTGCATCAGGCTTTTGTATTGTTACGGATACCAAGCGATTCATAGAGTGCGCCTTGAGTGAGTCACCCACCCCGTCTGTCGATTGATTACCCGTGAGGAATACGATTGTTTTCTTCTCGCCTTTCTTGGGGATAGGAATGTCACCAAGTCGGGGATTTGCCTTCTCGAACATGGGGTGAAGCATGTTCTTAACTGGGTCTGCGCCTTTCGTATACTCGTCTAGCATGATGACCAACGGCTTGCCTTCATGCAATTTGAATCGTGCATTAGGGTAATACCTAGTTGTCTTGGTATCGTGGTCGATGACGGGCATTGCAATATCACCGAGGTCTAGGTTGGGCACATCAATGTATGCGTAGTCATAACCTAGTCCGTTAGCGATACTCTCCAATAGGGAAGACTTTCCAATTCCAGGTTCGCCACGCAATAAGAACACAGTATCGGGGTTGGTTCTGATTAGGTTTGATGCTTGCTTCAAGGTAATGGTCTTACCAAAATTAACTTCTGACATATCTAACTCTCCTGATTTGCCATAACAATGTTATGGGCTTGGTTGATGAAACTAACACACAAAAATTTCTAACATGCGTATATTATACCACATTGTTACACCAATGTCAACTACTCTAGTTTGACTAGGGACTAGCGCGATGCTGACTCGGGCAACCATCTGTCGTATGCCCCTTTGGATACCGAACCAATCGGTAACTCTTTGCGCACCAATACCTCTTGGGCGTGGGCTTTGAGTAACACAGTGTCGAGAGCTTTGACTATCGGCTTAGCCTTAACGATGTAGGTGTTCTCGTCTTGCCCTCGCTGATAGATGCGGTCGCCACTCAGTAGCACCGCCAACGCACCCTTGTAGAAGTTCAAGTGCTTGGTGTCCTCGGGTTGGTCACTCTTGATTAGTTCCAAGAACTGCGACATACCTTCCTTGTATTCACTCGCCCTCTGCGTGCCGTAGTTGAAATGGCGTTGTGGCAAGTCGTGCATCCACCGCATGTGCCCAATTACCTTGTCGGGGTCGTTTCCCATCTCATCTAACTGCTTCTCCACACCGAACGCCACTTGCACCTCGTGCCAAGATATGCGGATACCACTAAGGCTGTTGTTGTAGTATTGAATTTGAATCTCCTCGGTGCGTAGGTTCACCACCCCTTTGAAGTAGGTTCTGAATTCCTTGTAGCGTGCCCTAACATTGTTAGCCTCCTGTCGGTTGAGATGCCATGCGTATTGCGTCTTAGCACCATCTACCACGCACCAGTTCCCCGCCCCGTCCAGTTTGAGCGTGAGTTTGTCCTTGCCCCGCACTGTGTAGCGTTTGTCCCCCAGTGTGATTACTGAAGTATTCCTAGATGCTTGCGCACCTACGCCAAGAACCCTGTGAAAGAATTGATGTGTGGATACTGTGCTGTATGCGTCAGGTGTGAGCACCACCCCACCATCGGGCTTGTATGTAATCACGGGTGATTTGTATAGCATGAACACTACATCATCCCCATCCATCTTGACCCAATAGGAGTCGGCATCACGCCTGTTACCCAAGGGTCGAATCTCGGGGTCTCGCCCACGAATGGGCTTGGTGCTGTCGTGTAGATTCTTTGCTAGTGCGTAGGTCTGAACCCGTGGCACACTCATTACTGTTGCATATCCCATTTCATTTCTCCCTTAGTGGATAAACTTTTATCTGCTTGAGCGTGGGGTAACTCGCCAAGAATCTCTTCTTCGCAAACTCCATACTCTTGCACTCGAATACTTCGGCGTGCCAATTACCGAATCGGGCACTCCACCCTGTTACATAGTATCTAGTCATCTTTCTGCCCTTTCCACATGGCGAGCCAATCGGCTTCGCTTCCTTGTTGATGCGACTCGAGCTGGTCTTCAATCGCTTGCAACTTCTCTAAGAACTCTAGATACTTGTTGCGTGTTGTTACGATTTGCTTGGTTGTCATGTCAGGGTTGCGTAGTGCTTTGAGCACTTGCTCTTCTAGGTTTCGCTTGGTATCCATTAGTTTTACTAATGCTTCCTGTGCTTCTCTATCTAACATTGTTATGCTCCAATCGTTTGTTGCTTGACCTTCACCTCATACCCTAGCATCTGTATGCGCTTTATGTCTTGAGGTAGTAGCGTCTTTGTTCCCGCTATCTCCGCAAAGATTTGCGCTTCCCCGCAGACTGGGTATATCTTGGATTGTCCGTATACATCTCTGACTTCCACAATAATGGTATTGTTTTGGTTTTCATTCATCTTCGCTCTCCTCAGGGGTGTTATCTTCCTCGACCCTAGTCAACCACGCATCCACCTCTGTGGCTACATAGTCGGGTATGTCGGTCAAAACTTCCTCAGTTCCGTCACTCCATACCACATTGATACTCCATGCGGAGATACGCTTTATGTTGCGGTTACTTTCGTGTATCCACTTGCCTTTGCTTTTATCTAACATTTCTTACCCTTTCATTTCTTGGTAAAGTGATTCGTCTTTGATGCCTTGCTCATACGCTTGCATCCATACTTCTTCAGCGAACGCAATCAGGGATACGCTCAGGGCTTCGTCGCTTTTGAGCACTCCTGTTTTCTCGGCTAGTTCTTGGAGCATATCCATTACTTCGCTCAGGGGTTGGTCTTGTATCGTCATGTGCGTAACTCCTTTTGGTTGGTTTGTTTGAGTGTTGTGGTTGCGCTGTTAGTAGTAACAAATTGGTAGTTGCCTTTGCCGTATTCTTGCACAATGCACCACGAACTACGCTCTGCTTTGGCTCTGTCCTCACCGCAAAACAAACACACTTTGTATCCTAGTTGCCAACGCGAGATGTGAACATCATCACCGCAGTCGGTGCATTCTCTCCAGTCTAGGTCTAACATTGTTATGCCTCCTCAGTTTCGTTGTAGTTGAGGGCTTCGGTCAGGACATTGCCGAGGTATAAACCTCCGAACAAAATGGATGCTTTGTGCAGATAGCCGTCATCAGTAAAACCGAACACAATAAAAAGAACACCAATGATGGTGAAGAAGATGAGATGAATCGGTCGAGCAGAGCGCATAGATACCTTTCTGTGGTTGTTGTGTTACCCATAACAATGTTAGGGGTGCTTTGGTTGGGTGTTGTTACACTTTCCCTTCCAATATATATTATACCACGAAGTTATACCAATGTCAAGTAAACGGGTCTTGGGTCAGACTAAAGAGCAGGGTTGAATGTTATGGATGTGATGTTATGGAAATGGTGCTTTGTTACGGGTTTGGGGAATAGTGTGTAACATTAGAAATGGCTTAACCACGCGGAAAAATGGCTAATTGTTATATTGTTATAATGTTATGAGTATATGTATATATCCCACCAAAATGAGTTTGCGTAGTATGAATTGCACTTGCTGTCCTTGACGCTCTTTTTCATTTTGGTGGACTTCCATATATGTCGTGTAACATTGTAACATATAACAATGTAGCATCCATGCGGGTTAGCGGGGAGGTGTCGTGTAACATTGCATAACATTAGGCTGAATTGCATAACATTGTTAGGGCTACCCCCGCACAGAGAACTGGTTCACCGAATTGTCGTCAGGGTATGCTGTGCGATGACAATTAGACTCAGGGCTACCCCCGCACAGAGAACTGGTGCAGTGGTTATTGGCGTAAGCGCAAAAAAGCCCTAACAATGTTAGGGCAGGTGTAGACGCAAAAAAGCCCCGACGAATCGGGGCTTGGGTTAAGTTAGTGGATACTTACTTAACTATTGCGGATAGGTCAACACCCATTGCAGTTAGTGCGGATGCCATGTGCGTCATGGCTTGCTGTTGTTGCGTGCTCAGAGATTCCTCACGCTTACCCGCACGATACAGAGCGGTCAAGTCCTCGATTAAGCGCAACTGAAAACTGCGGGTTGATTTCTTTTTACCCGCTTCGTCAGTCGCACCTACTGCGTGAGCACGACCTTCGGCACGCACCCGTGTCCATACTACGCTAGGGTTTTTATGTCCCGCTTTGCGTAACACATCACGGAATTTTGTGGCTTCCGCAAGTGTAGGCTTTGCTTCCTCTGACAAGTCGGTATGTTCTACTTCGTGCCAGTCCTCAGGTAGTTCAGAGCACAACTTGACCGCATACATTTTGACCGCACCATACTGGCGTTTGTGTGCGTCACCGACTGCGTCACGCAGTTCGTCAAGTGTAGGGTTGCTAGGGCTAACAATGTTATGTGTGAGATTAGTCATTTTAAATACCTTTTAAAACAATGTGCGTCAAAGTGATTTTTGATTGGCACATATATATTATACCACAAAGTTATATATAAAGCGTAAACAATAATTAAATGTGGGGTATGGCTAACATTGTTAGGCGGGACACGCTACAGCGACCCCCACCACCCCAAAATTGAGCGCAGGGGAGGTAGGGCCCCATACACAGTGTGTTGCACAATCAATTCACATTTTTGTATTTTGTATAACAATACCCCCTCCCCCCTTTGCTTTTGGTGGGATAAGTCTGAGTTACCCAACCATAGAAACACCCCCCGTCACTTTTTATTTCGCTGCACCCCCACCCCTATATTTTTTCTGTTACAGTTCGGCCATTCCCAATTCACTTTGGTGCCTATGTTAAATATTGAGCCAACTGCGGAGCATCCAATTCCGTTTGATCTATCCGATGAGCAGCCTAAGACTCATGCGGATAGCGTAGCTATTGCTATTAACACAGCAGACCTAATCGAGCAACTCGACGGTTGTTTAGACTACGACGACAAATCGCTCGCGCAAGCGGGTAAGCTAATAGTAGGAACAGAGAAGTCAGCTACTCCCAAGACAGTATCTATATCAGGACAGGCCAAAGCTGCGTCGGTGCTGATAAAACAATTTGATTTTCAGGCATTCAGTGACCAGCTGCAAGCCCGCAACTTCATAACAAACAAACTTATAACATTAGCGGACAGTGGCGACCCTAAGGTGGAGTTGAAAGCATTGGAGTTGCTGGGTAAGCACTCCGATATTGGTCTATTTACTGAGCGCAGCGAGATAACAATCCACCATACAACGTCCGGTTCGTTAGAAAACAGTATTAAAGAGCGTATAAAACGCTTGATGAATGCGGATGTTACAGATATTAAGCCAAATTTGGTCGATACACTGGACGAACTGGATGAATATGTACAGAAAACGCCAGAAAATGAACATGTGGACAACGACGTGTCTACAAAAGAGCAAGAATGAGCACAAATATCTCGCTCAAAGACGTCGAAGCCCTAATAAATAGCGGCAAACTGACCGATACAGACCTGCGGGTGTTAGAAGCCCAGCTCACAAAGCTAGAAAAGCTCAAAGATAGGGAGCTTTCACAGCAAAAGTTCATTAAATTTACCGAGAGGGTGTGGCCTACGTTCATTTCTGGCGCACACCACAAGCGAATGGCCGAAGCCTTTGAAAGGGTAGCGAATGGAAAATGTAAGCGCCTTATTATCAACATGCCCCCTCGTCATACCAAGTCTGAGTTCGCTTCATATCTACTTCCAGCGTGGTTTCTGGGGAAGTTTCCGCACAAAAAGGTTATTCAAGCATCACATACTGCTGAGTTAGCCGTTGGTTTTGGTCGTAAGGTGCGTAACTTAGTAGATTCCGAGGTTTACAACGAGATATTCCCTGATCTGCACTTACAAGCGGACTCAAAAGCTGCGGGGCGGTGGAATACATCCAAGGGCGGTGACTATTTTGCGATCGGTGTGGGTGGTGCTGTTACAGGTAAGGGTGCTGACGTACTAATAATAGACGACCCGCATTCAGAACAAGAAGCTGCGATGGCGGCGGGCAACCCAGATGTATACGATAAGGTGTACGAGTGGTATACGTCCGGTCCGCGCCAGCGTCTTCAGCCGGGCGGTGCTATTGTTATAGTTATGACTCGGTGGAGCCAGCGGGATTTGACTGGTCAGGTGATTAAAGCCGCCGCTGCACGTAACGGGGAAGAGTGGGAGGTCATTGAGTTCCCTGCAATTCTGCCAAGTGGTAACCCGTTGTGGCCTCAGTTCTGGAGTCTTGAGGAGTTGTCCGCACTCCAGCGGGAATTGCCAAATGCCAAGTGGCAGGCGCAGTACCAGCAGAACCCGGTTGGTAACGAGAGCGCGATCGTCAAGCGAGACTGGTGGAAAATATGGGACAAGCCAACACCACCGCCATGCGAGTACATACTTCAGACATGGGACACCGCGTTTGAAAAAAACAATCGGGCTGACTATTCAGCGGGCACGACGTGGGGGATTTTTAATTACGACGAAGACCACGGGATGCCAAACATCATCTTGCTCAACACTTATAAGAAGCGAGTTGAGTACCCAGACTTGAAGCGCGATGTGTTGGCGGAGTATCACGAGTTTGAACCGGACGGGGTGCTTATAGAGAAGAAAGCATCCGGAGCTCCGTTGATCTACGACCTTAGAGCGATGGGTATACCTGTGCAGGAGTACACGCCTAGCAAGGGGCAAGACAAAATTGCCCGTCTCAACGCAGTATCAGACATAATCGCGTCTGGGAAAGTGTGGGTGCCTGAGACGCGTTGGGCAGAAGAGTTAGTAGATGAGATCGCCGAGTTCCCCTCAGGCGCTCATGATGACTTGGTTGACGCGACAACATTAGCACTGATGAGATTCAGACAGGGTGGGTTCTTACGCTTACCGAGCGATGAGCCCGAAGATGTAAAGTACTTCAAAGGGTACTCTCGTGACAAATACTACACCGTTTAAGGATTGATATGGCAACAGGAATGATGGACAAGGGTTTATATCAGGCACCTATGGGTCTCTCCGACCTAAGCGAGCAGCCAGACTTGGAGATCGAGATTGAAGACCCAGAAGCTATGGCTATTCACGCAGGTGATATAGAGATTCAACTCAAGCCCGAGAAAGAAACAGCGGAAGACTTTGATGCCAATCTTGCCGAGTACATGGACGACGGAGAGTTGTCTGGTCTAGCGGAGGAGTTAGTAGGTGACTTTGATAAAGATCAGATGGACCGCAGAGATTGGATCAAGACGTATGTTGATGGTCTGAAGTTACTGGGTTTGAACTACGAAGAAAGAACTGAACCTTGGCAGGGCGCGTGTGGTGTGTTCCACCCCATGTTGACTGAGTCTGTTGTTAGATTCCAGAGTGAAGCAATGATGGAGACGTTCCCAGCGATGGGTCCAGTCAAGACGCAGATTATTGGCGCTATTGATTTGCTCCGTGAAGAAGCAGCCGCGCGCGTGCGCGAGGACATGAATTACCAACTCACCGACGTAATGACTGAGTACAGGCCAGAGCACGAGAAGATGTTGTGGTCTCTGCCCTTGGCAGGTAGTGCGTTCAAGAAAGTTTACTTCGATCCGGGTAAGGGTCGTCAAGTAGCAGTGTTCATTCCAGCAGAAGATATTGTTGTGCCGTTTGGTGCGTCCAGTATTGAGGATGCCGAGCGGGTTACGCACGTTATGCGTAAGACTGAGAACGAGGTTATCAAGTTACAAGAAGCGGGCTTTTACTGCGATGTAGATTTAGGTGAGCCCGGTTATGAGTTAGATGATATTGAGAAGCAGAAAGCTGAAGAGACAGGCATGTCTGCGACGCAGGATGATCGCTTTCGCATCCTCGAGATGCACGTCAACATTGATCTAGTAGGCTTTGAGCACACTGATAAAAAAGGTCGTGAGACAGGTATCGCTCTGCCGTATGTTGTTACCATAGAGAAGACCTCACGCACTATTCTTGCTATTAGAAGGAATTGGTATGAAGATGACGTACTCCACACGAAGCGCCAGCATTTTGTGCACTATCAGTACATCCCCGGTTTTGGATTCTACGGATATGGGCTTATCCATCTCATTGGAGGTTACGCCAAATCAGCAACCATGCTCATCCGTCAATTGGTTGACGCTGGCACTCTCTCAAACCTGCCCGGAGGACTTAAATCACGGGGTCTTCGCATTAAGGGTGATGACACACCGATTCAGCCCGGAGAATTTAGGGACGTAGATGTCCCTTCCGGAAGTATCCGTGACAACATCTTACCGCTTCCGTACAAGGAGCCGTCACAAGTATTGATGGCGTTGTTCCAGCAGATCGTGCAGGAAGGCCGTGCCTTCGCATCGAGTGGAGATATGAACGTGTCTGACATGAGCACAAACGCTCCTGTTGGTACAACACTAGCTCTACTAGAGCGCACACTAAAAGTGATGACGGCTGTGCAGGCTCGCTTGCACTATGCGATGAAACAAGAGTTCAAGTTACTCAAGGTAATCATTGCTGACTACACACCAGATGAGTATGACTACAAGCCTGAAGAGGGTAACCGCAAGGCTAAGAAGTCTGACTACGACTCTACAGAAGTTATTCCTGTTAGCGATCCAAACGCCGCAACGATGGCGCAGAAGATTGTTCAGTACCAAGCTGTTTTGCAACTAGCACAACAAGCACCGCAACTATATAACTTACCGTTACTGCACCGCCAGATGATAGAGGTGTTAGGTATCAAGAACGCTAATAAGTTAGTGCCTGTTGAAGAAGACGCAGTGCCGACAGATCCAGTGCAGGAGAACCAGAATCTGCTCATGGGTAAACCTGTTAAAGCGTTCATTGAACAGAATCACGAGGCACACATCCAAGCGCACATGTCTGCTATACAGAATCCGAAGATTCAGCAGTTGATGCAGATGAACCCACAAGCGCCAGCAATCATGGCAGCAGCTATGGCGCACATCAATGAGCACATTGCGTTTGAGTATCGCAAGCAGGTGGAGATGCAGATTGGTCACCCACTTCCCGGCGAAGAACAAAACAAGCACATGCCTCCAGAGTTGGCAGATCAAATTGCTATGGCCACAGCCCAAGCGTCACAACAGTTGTTACAGCGCGATCAACAACAAGCGCAACAGAAACAAAACCAGCAACAAATGCAAGACCCAATCATTCAGATGCAGCAACAAGAGTTGCAGTTGAAACAGCAAGAATTCCAGTTGAAGCAACAGAAGCAGCAGATTGACGCCGCAGCTAAAGCCGATCAGTTGGAGATTGAGAAGTCACGGATTGAAGCACAGATGCAGATTGCAGCGATGCAGGTCAGTGCTACAGCAGCAGGTAAGAAAGACCAGCTTGCTAGACAACAAGAAACTGAAGGTGTACGCATGGGCCTTGATGCTGCTAAACACAAAGCGCAAATGGCTAATCAGCGTCTACAGACGCATATGCAGAGTAAACAGAGACAACAATCCCCTAAGAAGGAGAGTAAATGAGTTCACAAGCGTTTCAGTATTTAGCCAAGGAGATTGACAAGCTCCGTGGCGATCAAGTTTCCTTCCTCGCTGGAGGAGGTGCAAAAGACTTTGCCGAGTATCGGCATGTCTGCGGGGTCATCCGGGGTCTGACTCATGCAGAGCAACTTGTCAAAGACCTCGTGCAAAAAATGGAGTATTCCGATGAGTGAGTTTGATGTTTCCGCTGTAGACCTGTCTGGCATTCTCAATACGAGTAATGAAGACAAGGCGAAACAGTTGCCCGACCCATCCACCTATTACATGCTGACAGTCGTTCCCGAAGCGATCGAAGAATATGCAGATAGTGATGTGGGTATCGTCAAGTCCAGTCAATCTATGTATTACGAAGAAGTGCTGACCCCAGTACTGTTTGTAGTAAAGATGGGACCTGATTGCTATAACGACGCTACCCGCTTTCCAAGTGGACCTAGCTGCAAAGTTGGCGACTTCGTTGTTGTCCGCCCCAATTCAGGCACCCGCCTGAAGATTCACGGTCGTGAGTTCCGCTTGATTGCGGATACCTCAGTAGAGGCTGTTGTGGAAGACCCGCGCGGTATCACCCGTGCTGCATAAGGAGTAAATCATGGCATTACCTGAGTTTGAGTTACCCGATCCTGATAAAGAGGATATTGCTGCTGAAGACGACAAGTTTGAAGTAGAAATTGAAGACGATACCCCCAAGGAAGATAGACGTCGCCGTCCAGACCCCGAAGGCCCACCTGAAGACCCAACAGAAGACGAACTTAGTTCGTACGACGAAAAGGTACAGGCGCGTATCAAGAAGTTCACCCGTGGTTACCACGATGAACGCCGAGCAAAAGAGGAAGCCCTGCGGGAACGCGAAGCGGCAGAATCTTTTGCCAAACAAGTGTTTGAAGAAAACAAACGTCTTCAACAGCAGCTATCAACTGGTAGTAAAGCATACATTGAGCAGTCTCAAACTTCTGCGGACATGGCTTTGGTAAATGCCAAGAAAAAGTACAAGGAAGCATATGAGAACGGTGATGTAGACGCTATCACTGATGCCCAAGCAGAAATTGCACAAGCTACTTTAAAATTAGACAAAGCCCAAGGGTTGCGTCCAATAGAAGTAGAAGAAAAGGAGTACACTCCTCCAAAATCAGAGACATCTCAGCTTAACCCCCGCACTCAAAAGTGGGTAAATTCCAACAATGATTGGTGGGGAATTGATGATGAGATGACTATGGCTGCGATGGGTATTGACAGGAAGTTACAAAAGCTGTATGGTCCTGACTATGTAGGTACTGAGAAGTACTTCGAAACCATCGACAAAACGATGCGCAAAAGATTTCCTGAACATTTTGAAGATGTTCAGAGCGAAGAGGAAGATACACCGCCTCCAAAGAAAAGAGTATCAGAACCGGTTGATGAGGATGATGAACCCCCACGCCGTGCACAAAAAATCACTACAGTTGTAGGCGCAGCCTCACGTAGTACTCCGCCTAATCGTATTAGATTAAAGGCATCCGAAGCAGCGATCGCTCGCCGTCTTGGGGTTCCGATTGAAGAATATGCGAAACAGGTTGCACAACTTAAAAGAGGTTAAAAATGGAACAGGTAAAAACTGAAAAGGCTGAAAAAGCACAGAATCGTATGACTCGTGAGTTAGATGCTGTAGAAACGCGTGTAGCAATGCAACGTCCTACATCATGGCAGGCTCCCGAAACATTACCTTCACCTAATCCGCGTCCGGGAATTACACACCGCTGGGTAAGAACCAGCATGATGGGACAGCCCGACGTACAAAACATCTCTGGCAAGTTGAGAGAAGGATATGAACCCTGTAAAGCAGAAGATTATCCTGAAATGATGATGCACGCTTCTACCGAAGGTCGCTTTATAGGCAACATTGAGGTGGGAGGTTTGGTTCTCTGTAGTATTCCAACGGAGTTCTTGAAGCAACGAGAGTCACACTTCTCGAAGATTAACAAGGCGACAATGGAGTCTGTAGATAACAATTTCATGAAAGACAACGATCCACGGATGTCGAAGTTCTCTGAAAAATCGACAAAAGTGACGTTCGGTTCTGGCACTTAACTTTTTATAGGAGTCTTAAATGGCTTATCCCACGGTCTCGGCCCCCTACGGCCTAAAACCGGTCAATCTGATCGGGGGACAGGTATTTGCGGGTGGTACTCGCTCTTTACCTATCCAATACAGCTATGCGACAAACATCTTCTATGGTGATTTCGTTGTGCTGTCTCGCGGTTTTATCACCCGTGCTTCTGTTTCGACAGGTACAGGCGTTAACCAAGTTACAGGTATTTTCTTAGGATGTTCATATACGAACCCTTTGACCAAGCAAAAGACTTTCAGTCAATACTGGCCCGCTTCAACGCTGGCTGGCGACTGTTTGGCTATTGTTTGTGATGACCCTGACACCGTGTTCAAAGCGGTTGTTACTTCATCTGGAACTACCTTGGCTTCTGGTGCTTTGGCTTTGGTGGGTACTAACCTGTCAATGGTCAACAACACAGGTAGCACTACTACTGGTAACTCAGCAAACGCAGTTTTGGCTCCTTCTGCCACTCCTGTGACTACCATTCTTCCAGTTCGTTGTGTGGGCTTAGTGCCTGATACTTCATACTCTGGTACAGCTACTGGTTCTTCCAGTTCGACCACTATTACCTTGACTGGTACTGGTGCGCCGTTTGCTTTGCCTGTTGGTACTGATGTGTCTTACTTAGCCGCAAATGGTCAACTGATTGAGACTGGCTCCTTCGTAGCTACTGCCGCAGCAGCAGGTGCGACTTCTGTAACAATTGACTCTGCAATTGCAGTGCCCGGTAGCGTAACAGCTATCCCTTCAAGTTCTACTGTAGTTTTCACTGTTTACAATGAAATCTTAGTTAAAGTTAACTTGTTAGTGCACGGCTATTACAGCAGCGCAACGGCTTAATAAGGAGTAACTTAAAATGGCTATTTCACGCGCACAACTACTTAAAGAACTTCTTCCCGGCTTGAACGCATTGTTCGGTCTTGAGTACGCCCGTTATGGTGAGGAACATAAAGAGATTTATGAAACCGAAACCTCTGAGCGTTCTTTTGAAGAGGAAACTAAACTGTCTGGCTTCTCAGCCGCTCCTGTCAAGAATGAAGGCTCTGCCATTCAGTACGACAATGCACAAGAGGCATGGACAACTCGCTATAACCACGAAACCATTGCTTTGGGTTTCTCAATCACTGAAGAAGCGATTGAAGATAACTTGTACGACAGCTTGTCTGCTCGCTACACCAAAGGTTTGGCTCGCGCTATGGCTTACACCAAGCAGATCAAGGCTGCTGCTGTTTTGAATAACGGTTATTCCGCTCAATACGTTGGCGGCGATGGCGTTCCTCTCTTCAGCACTTCGCACCCCTTGGTTAACGGTGGCACCAACGGCAACAC